TGAAGCACTTAAATTACCACTAAATGTTCCTGATGTTGCTGATACACCGTTAGCTGTTAAAGTTCCATTAACTGTAAAATTACCAGCTGATCCAGTTTGAGCAGAGTAAAATCCTGTAGCACCTGTAACTCCTGTTGAATCACAATATACTTGGGCAGTAACACCTGCTGGAATATTGACAGAGTTTGCACCACCTGATGCAGACATGGTAATGATTTGACCAGTTAAATTGGTAATAACATAAAATTTATTAACTAATGGAGCCGTTACTGTGACTGTTACTGTTGGAGATCCAGTAAATACAATGACCATTGATCTGGCATCATCATATGTGCCGTTATAAGACTTGAGAGTATAAGAAGATAAACTTGTTAAAGAAATTCCAACTACGCCAGTAATGGCTTCTTCAAGCAAAGTTCCCAAGTTATAGTTGGTTGTATCTCCCCAAACACCAGCCTGGTCTCCATCCCCAATCAGGGATAAACGCAATGAACTTGAATAAGTAGTTGTCATAATAATTCCTATTGATTATCGTTTACTGGATTCCAGGTAGTTGATTCACTATTAACTACATTAGACCATGTAATTGTGTTGCTATTGTTAACACTTGCCCAAACCGTGTTTTCATTATCATTAATGGTAATCCATCCAGAGACAAATAGCGAGTCCAAAATGGCAAAATTTTCAACAATCGAATCTAAGAAATTAGACTGTTGAGTGTTAAAGTCATTCATTGTTACAACTTCAGTTATAGCTTCTAAAAACTGAGCTGTAATACTTTGTGCATTTGCAATACTAAAGTTTTCAGTAACGCTAATAATAAATATTAAAGTGGCTGTTTCTGAATCAGCCATTGTTGTTGCTTCAGATATACTTTGATTAAAATTACCAGAAATAGAAATAACATCATTAAGTGTTTGGCTTTCTGTTGCTGTAGCTAAAAATCTAGCTAAAATCGTTGGTGTATCTAATAAACCACTATTTTCAGCAATACTTTCTGCAAATTGTGCTGAGATAGTCCTAACATCATTTGATGTTAAGTTTTCTGTTATTGATGTCGTGTATACAATAATAATGTTTTCTACATCTGCCATCGTAATATTCTCAGATACAGATTGAGCAAATTGGGCAGATATAGACTCTGCTTCTGCCAATGTGGTTGATTCAGAAACACTTTGGGAAAATTGAGCCGTAATCGATCTGTTATCAGTAATCGTAATGCTTTCTGAATCAGATAAAAAGAATGAACTTTGTTGGCTATTGTTATCAGCCATTGTTACTGCTTCTGTATCAGATTCTAAAGCTGCGAAATAAGCAACTAAATTATCAGCAACCGTTACTGCCTCTGTATCGGATGCAGCAAATTGAGCAGATATGGATTCATTTTCATTAGATGTTAAATTTTCAACGATTGATTCAAGAAAAGAAGATAGCTGGGTATTGCTGTCAGCTATACCTGAGTTTTCAAATATGTTTGCAAATAATTGTTGATTTTCATTATCACTATTAAATACATTTATATTTTCACTAACGCTTGCTAAAAATGAAAATAATGGGCTGCTAGAATCTGCTAATCCTGAATTCTCAGTAATAGATAAAGCATATAACTGCCCACCACCTAAAGCAGCATATGAAGATTGTGCAAAAGCTGACAAACCAAACATTATCTAAACCTCGGTCCATTTACCCACATCGTTGCACTATATCTTGTGCCAGACTCAATAGGAATTACTCGATGTTCTAAAAAAGACGGAAAGGCAATAATAGTTCCTTTAACCAAAGGAGCCGTATATTCTTGATAGAGTTTAATTTGAAATTGCCCAGCTTGAAATTCGTTTGGATCATTCATCAAACAAACTACAGTAATTTTTCGATCTATTGGTCTTCCAGATAAAGGAAATGTATCTACATGCCAATGATAATGTTGTTTAGGTCCATACTCAGCATATTGAACTGCCTCATGTCCTTGAATATCAAAATCCCATTTACATTCTTTATTGGCTATTTTGGCAAACTCAAACATCTGCAAACCAAACCAATGATCATCTTGAGCAAATGAAATGGTTGTGTTTCTACCTGACATATCTATAGTTTGACCTTCTGGACCCATTGTGGCAGATTTAGTTTCTATAATCTTAAATTCAACATTGGCTTTATCAATAACATCTTCACCAATTTGACCAATAAACCAAATAGGAAGATGGCTCATACAATAACAGCCCTATATCCAGTTGCTACAGTTAATGTAACACCTGTATTAATTGTTAAAGGTCCAGCAGCCATAGCGTTGTAACCTGTAATCGTTAAGTTAGACGATAAGCTATTAGCATTTTGGAAAAATGGACTAGTAGATGGTAATTGATTTGGTCCTGCTGGCCCAGTTGGTCCTGTTGGCCCAGGGCTTCCAGTTGGTCCAGGACTTCCAGTTGGACCTGGGCTACCTGTAGGACCAGTCGGACCTGTGGGTCCTGTAGGACCTGTCGGACCTGTGCTTCCAGTTGGTCCTGCTGGAATACCAAAGTTAAATACAGCTGCACTTGTACTTCCTGAATTGGAAACAGTTGCAGGAGATCCTGCACTTAATGTTGATGTTGTACCTACAGAAATTGTTGCAGCACTACCAGCAGGTCCTGTTGGTCCAGGGCTACCTGTGGGTCCTGTGGGTCCTGTGGGTCCTGTGGGTCCACTTACGCCAGCTGACCATGTACCATCACCACGCAAGAATGTTGAACTCGATGGCGTTCCTGTAACAGGGTTAGCCGCCATATTGGTTACGGTACTAATCAAATAGCCACTTGTAGGAAGTGTTAATGATGTGGTTGCTGTTGCTGTAAATGTTCTTGAAAATGCCCCTGCATGATTAACACTACCTGCAAGAGTTAAAGTATTTGAGCCGTTATTAACACCTGTTCCACCGTATGTAGGACTAATGGTTGTTGCATTCCAAGTACCAGCTGTTACAGTTCCAAGAGTTGTTAAACTGGTTGAACCTGCAAGGGGAGAAGCACCAATCGTATTGTAAGAAAGAGTAACAGCAGAAGAACCGTTATATGTTGTTCCTGATGCTGCACCTGTTCCACTATTGTTTAATGTCAATGAGTTAGCTACAGATCCAGCTGAACCACCAATAGATAAACCAGATGCTGTACCAGTAATATTAGTTCCCACTAAAGTACTTGGCGTTCCTAAATTTGGTGTTACCAATGTTGGTGATGTATTTAATACAACGGTTCCTGAACCTGTTGTTGAATATGATGTACCCCATGCAGAACCTGTTGAATTAGGAATACCAGCACCTGGATAAGTCATTGGTAATGAATTGGTAATGGTTACAGCGCCTGTGGCTCCTGATACAGAAATACCTGTACCTGCTACAGCTGATGTAACGCCTGTATTGTTAATTGTTAAAGTACCAGCTCCTGTTGTTGTGCTAATACCTGTACTTGTACCTAATGAGGCTACAGTGTAGTTGGTACCATTACCAATTAATAACTGCCCATTTGTTGGAGTAGTCGTAACTCCGGTACCACCTGCCGCTGTAGGCAATGTTCCACTTGCCAAAACTGAAGTTGATGTTGAATAAAGAGCATTTGTACCGGAAGCAAATGTAGTTAACCCTGTACCACCATAAGCTGAAGAAATTGTTCCACCATTCCACGTTGCGTTGGTAATTGTGGCCGTACCAAAGTTTGCTGTACTTGTACTAAAGTCATAAGAAGAAGGAATGTAACTATAAGCAACCCAAGTACCTGCTGAAGTACTATTGTTGGTTAAAACTAAAATAGATGCACCGCCATTTACCGTTGTATCAATCGTGGTTGATGCACTATCTTTAATAGTTACATTACCTGTTGAATTGTTTGCTATTGTATATGCCAAACCTTTGTATAAGGTTGTAGCATTGGGTAACTGAATAGTTTGCGTTGTTGTACCAACTACCTGTTGCCAGCCTGATGAAACATTAGTTAATACCGTAGTTCCAGCAGCGGCTGTAATCGTTGTAAAACCAAGATATACGTTATTTGCGTATAAAGTTCCTAGTCCTGGATCTGGATTTCCACCCAATGACACGCCACCTGAATTGTAGATAGTCATTGCATCGGTAGTATTGGAGTTTGCATTAGTTGCAAAATGGATGTTATAGGCACCGTAAGTACCAATAGCCAAGTCTGTTGAAGCAGAGGCAAAGTAAGCAGCACCAGCAATATTAAATGCACCAGCTCCATTACTAAATGTAGTAGAGTTAATACCCATCTCAGCGTATCCAGTAGTGGATGTTGCTGAGTTATTAGATACGTTAATATTGGTTGATGCGTTTGTTGCTGAACTTAAATTCTGATAAATAACCTGGTTATATCCAGCAACCGTAGATGCAAATGAGGCAATGATTCCTGTATCAGAATAATTAATTGGGCTACCAATAGTTGCTACACCATTAGCGTCATAGTTAATTGACTTTTCAGCAGGGTAAGTTACAAATACATTTGATGAGCCTGATAATGTAATTGGCGATGTATTCCCATTGGAATTAGAAAGAACTGTTGTTCTAGCTAATGTAGGACCAGTTGTGGAATAGGTTCCAATACCAACTTCCCATTGAGTGCCGTTAACAATACAGTAAAAAGTTGTATTGCCATTACCAACAATAGCAAATGATTGAAATCCAGAGACAGCTCCACCTAGAGTAATTGACCCTGTACCTGTGGTAGCCGTTGTCTCTTGGACACGATCATATACTACTAGAGCCATTTAGGACTCCTTAGCTTGTTGCAGTTGTATTATAAGTTACAGCAACAGTATCACCAGCTGTTGTAGTTTTAGCAACAGAAAAATTACCTTCAGAATACAAAGTTCCTGATGTGCTTGATTGTGTATTTACAGCACCAGTTCCTGTTACTAAGAAACAACCATAAACCGTACCACCAGCACCTGTAATTGTATAAGTAATCGCAGTAGCAGTTGATGTTGTTACGTTAGATGGTGTAGTTCCTGATGATGTGGAAGAACCAAATACTGCCGTTCCACGAACTGCTGATCCACTTACTGTGTAGTTAACAAATTCAGTCCATGTATGAGATGCCATTGTATCGGCAGCTGCAAATGTTGTTGAGTTACCAATTAAACCTAAGAATGGACCAACAACCGTATATGAAGATCCTTTTAATAAAGTATCTAACATTAATTGTTTACCAACAGCAACAACTAAATTAGGAAACTCTTCTTCCCATTTTAGATTGCCATCTTTATCTCGGCATTCAACATGATAATAACCAGCAATACCCATTCCTTCAGGAATTGCTACGTTTGCTTGTAAAGTGGCAACAGCATTATCGCCACAGCTTGCTAATTCATTTTGCATAATTTCTCCTAATCTGGGCTGCTATAGTTAAGACTACCTGTGTTTGTTCCAATTGTTAATATTGCACTTGAATAAGAAGCCGTTGGGAACTGTACAGTAAAGCTTGTTGTACAGGTTTTATCTGATCCAAAATTCAATACAAAACATGCTGCACCTGTAGTTGAATTATAAACCAAGGCACCTCTAGCTGTAAAGGAAGCTGGATTCCAAACTGCATTATTAAACGATACATAACTGACGTTATATTGTGAGTTAGGCGTTGGTGTAGTAGATATCACTAATGTTTTACCACCAGCCGTATAACCTGTTCCAATCACTTCATTTTGACTAGAATAAACTGTTGTTTGTTGACCTAAATTTGCATTGGCATTATATAAAGCAATTTTATAAGTGTAAGGAGTTCCTGCTGAAAAATTCTCTAATCCACTTAATAAATTGGTTTGAAATACGGTGCAAGATGTTTGCGTAATCATGATTTAACTTTCAATATCGTCTGACCATCACGATAAGCATCACCACGATCAAGACCATCGCCAAGACGTTTAATCTGTGCCATAGCTTCTTGGAATTTATCTTCGTAATATTTAACAACATCTTGTTCTTGGCGTTGAAATAATACAGCTTCACGCATGGCACCATAAAACAATACTGGATCATAGTTTTCACCAACCCAGCTAGTACCAGTAGAATTGGTAACATAATTAACAGTTAGGGTTAACCCTGATCCTGCACCACCTAAATTAGAAGAACTAGCAGTTAATATATCTCCAACCGTATAGAAGTTACCACCATTGTTTAGGGTAAACCCTGATACGACTCCTGAAGAGTTAACTGTGAATGATGCTGTTGCACCAGAGCCAGCTCCAATACTGTTGGAGTTGTAAACTAATGGAACTTCGTTATAGTTACCAGTAGGATATAAAGTTCCACCAGTTGTAATAGACATACCATTTTGTGCAGCATTTCCAATTCTTCCCTGGACAATCGTAGGAGGATAGTAGAAATAATGCATTTCCATGTTATAGGCTTGATCTGGCGTTGGTCCTAGCATGAGTGCCATTGTATTAATTGCTGTGCTAGTTGATCCGTAAGAAGATCCAAATAAAGCGTAATGAGTTGGTATGCCAGTCTGGGTTGGATTAGGGAACGCAGCTCTTAAATAGTTCACATCTTTATTTAACAAATAACTGTAGTTGCCAGAACTATCAATCACAGCCAATGAAAAATTAGACTTCCAATCAATTGGCAAAGTAAGGTAGGGATTACCAGAAGTTAATGTGCCAGTTACATTCTTTCTTAATGAAGCCAGCTGTACCGAGTTATAAATTCTATTCTCTGCCTCAATAATAAAAAGAGGGATATTCGACACAAATGTCGATTCAGTTGTTTCAGAATAGTCTTGTATCGCTTGATACAACTGTACATAATTCATTCTGTTTTTGGCTCTTCTTCTTTTACTTTTTGCATTGAAGCTTGTACGCCAATTTTTTGCAACAATACAAAAGCACCAGATTTTGTTGGTAATTCACCCAATACATTCATAATAAAATCTACTTCATTTTGTTCTAATTGAATGTTCATGCCATTGGTCCTCTTGAAATTTTTCCTTTAGTTGCTGCCCCAGCACCACGCATTTCAATGCCAGATGTTTTTAATTTAGACTGCCCATATCCAACGCCACCATAAACTGGATCACTTAACCTTGCATCTTTAGCAGATTTGGTATGTGCAAATTCGCCACGATCCATGACTTCTTGACCAGTAATGTGTTTTTCTTTATTGGTGTGTGGATTAGCATATGTATCTGCTGGTTCAGCAAATTTGTTTTTACCAATGGTAATCTTTGGACTATTTTTAGTAGTCGGTTTAACTTGAGTAGCCATTATTTGCTCCCTGCTTTTTGATTATGAGCACGAGCTAAATTGCGACCTACTGCTTTCATCGCCTTGCTTGTCACTCCACCTTTAGCCATTTTAGTAAC